GGCGTAAAGGTGACTAAGTACGGCGTTCAGATCCTGATTGCCGATCGTGGTCGCATGCTGGAGAACGTTGCGAAGCACCTGGGCGTATTTGACTCCGCGCTGTCTCGCAAGTTGGAAGAGCTCGAAGTGGCGAAGCGCGAGATTGAAAACAAACGTCTCACCTCTGAAGAGGGTGAGGGCAATGAGCCAACGCCGGTACAAATCAATATCAACGTGGTAGACGCGAGGTCAGACGATGGGGATCAGCCCGACGCTTAACATTCCCCAGGCGCGTTTCCTCGCGATGCCGCATAAGTTCAAAGCCTACGTTGCCGGGTTCGGCAGTGGCAAGACTTGGGTAGGCTGCGGCGGTATCTGCAAAGGGTTCTGGGAGTTTCCCAAAATCAACCAAGGCTATTTCGCGCCAACCTATCCTCAGATCCGCGACATCTTCTACCCAACGGTAGAGGAGGTGGCTTTTGACTGGGGGCTACGCGTCGATATCAAGGAAGGCAACAAAGAGGTGCATTTCTACGAGGGTCGGATGTATCGCGGCACCACGATTTGCCGGTCGATGGAAAAGCCAGGTTCGATAGTCGGCTTTAAAATCGGCAATGCCTTGGTCGATGAGCTGGACGTGATGAAGGCCGAGAAGGCGCAGCAGGCTTGGCGCAAGATTATCGCCCGTATGCGTTACAACGTGGCGGGCCTGCGTAACGGCATTGATGTGACCACGACTCCTGAGGGCTTCAAGTTCGTCTATCAGCAGTTCGTCAAAGCTATTCGCGATAAGCCGGAACTGGCAACGTTGTACGGCCTCACTCAGGCCAGTACCTTTGACAACGCGAAGAACCTGCCGCCGGACTACATATCCTCGCTGCTCAGTTCGTACCCTGACGAGTTGATCCAGGCTTATTTGCGCGGCCATTTCACTAACCTTAACAGCGGTACTATCTACCGCAACTTCACACGCGCGTTGAATAACTGCGCCGATGAGGAGCAGCCGGGCGAACCTCTGTTTATCGGTATGGACTTCAACGTCGGTAAGATGGCCGCCATTGTTCACGTCAAGCGTAACGGCCTGCCGCGCGCAGTACGTGAGCTGGTCAAGATTTACGACACGCCAGATATGATCCGCCGCATTCAGGAGGAATTCTGGCGCTACGAGGGCGGGAAGTACGTTTCCAGCCGTCAGATTTACATCTATCCGGATGCCTCTGGCGACTCGCGCAAATCGAACAACGCGAGCGCGACAGACATTGCCCAGCTTAAGCAGGCTGGGTTCAGCGTCATAGTGAACCCCGCTAACCCACCGGTTAAAGATCGCATTAACTCGATGAACGCCATGTTCTGCAACGCGCTTAATGAGCGTCGCTATCTGGTGAACGTTCAGCGCTGCCCAGTCTATACCGAAAGCCTTGAGCAGCAGGTGTGGGCAGAGAATGGCGAGCCGGATAAGTCCGGCAACGTCGATCACCCGAACGATGCGGGCGGCTACTTCATCATCAAAGACTATCCGATTGTGCGACCTTCTTCGGGCGTATTCTTCACTTAACAGGAGCCTTCAGTGAGTGAGACAAAAGAGATTGACGTCCTCGCTGGGCTTATCGTTAACAGCCTGGTTGAGGTCAGCAGGCAGAGGGCCATTTATGCAGGCGGCGGCCAGCCTGGCAACACGAAGCGTACCAAGCTTTGGGATGAGTTCGGGTATCCGGCGCAGTTAAGCTTTGACCACTTCTTGACGATGTATGAGCGCAATGCTGTAGCGTTTGGCGCGGTACACAAGCTGCTTGAGGGCTGCTGGGCCGACTGCCCTGTCATCGTAGACGGTGATGCATCCAAGAAGGCCAAAAAAACTACGCCTTGGGAAAAAGCCGTCACAAAGCTGATGAAAAAGCACTGGTCGAAGGTCAAAGACGCCGACCGGCGCAATCTAGTGGGCCATTATTCAGCGCTATTGATTCAGGTTAAAGACAGCAAAAATTGGGATCAGCCGATTGGGTCCGGCTCGTTAAAGAGTCTCGGGGGTAAAGCTCTGGTTAAGCTTATCCCAGTCTGGGAGCCACAGCTCAAGGTTACCGCCTGGCAGGATGACCAGACTAGCGACGATTACGGCATGCCCACGATGTACAACTTCGATGAACGGCCGGTTGGCGATAACACGCAAGCCGGACCGACGCGCGGCATTGCCGTTCACCCCGATCGCGTCATCATCTTCTGCGAAGGCTCTGAGGATGAATCCATATTCTCAGGCGTTCCGCTGCTCAAAGCCGGTTACAACAAGCTTTTGGACCTTGAAAAGATTTCCGGTGGCAGCGCGGAAGGGTTCCTGAAGAATGCCAGCCGCCAGTTAGGGATAAATTTTGCGCCTGAGGCCAGCCTCGAAGAAATCTTGCGACAGGCGAAGCTACAGGGTTATGAGAACCTCGCTGAGGCCATGAACGGGCAAATAGGCAAGCTTAACCGGGGCGTCGATGGTGCGCTGAATACCCAGGGGGCAGAAGTTAAGGTGTTATCTGTCGCCGCAGCGGACCCAAAGCCAACGTGGGAAGTTACCGCCAACGAGCTGTGCAGTTCTCTGTTAGTGCCGTTCACTATTCAGTTCGGCCAGCAAACCGGTCGCCTGGCGTCTGATGAAGATAAAACCGACTGGGCCAAGCGCCTCAATGGCCGCCGCGGCGGCTTCATGAGCGACCGCGTAACTGCATTACTTGAGCGTCTTTGGACGATAGGCATCATTGACCCGCCGAAAAGCGGAGAGATGACGCTGGAATGGTCCGATCTGCTCGCTCCCAGTGAGAAAGAGAAGATTGCCAACATGCAGGCGCTGGCCACAGTCGCTAAAGACTCGCAAACCGCGTTTGGCACGCCAGCCGTTACCACCAACGAGATCCGCGAAGCTGGCGAAATGGAGCCGATACCAGAAGCAGCAGAGCCAACCGGCGCAGATGAGCTGAATAAACAGAAAAAAGGTGATCCTCTTGTTGATGATGACCCAGCAACCGACGCGAATAAAAACGCCGATAATACCCCGCAATAAAGCAGACCCATCCCAGTCTTACCGCCCCGTCAATAAAATGTATCGCGATATCGAGCAGCGCTATTTCGATATCAAGGTGCAGCTACGTCAATTATTTGATCAGCAGCTGACCGGGCTCGTGCGCGACGGGAACGCCAGCCAGTCGTTTATCCTGAGCGGTGAAATGCTCTATGCCGTCAATGCCGGGACCTATGTCTACGACATGGACGGGCCTCAGATGGCGAGCTTGCTGGAGAAGATGCAGGCCATTCTCGACGATATCCTGCTGGAAGATGATGGGCAGGATATCTGGGCTGTGAAGTACGTAGGGGATGAGTACCGGCGCGGCATGTTGAGCGCCTATACGAATCTATCCACTCAATCGGTCACCTACTCACAGCAAACCACGCTGTCGCAGCTGCTCTCTTCTCCGGCTTACATCAACCAGGTCAATGCCGCTTACGTCTCGACGTACAGCGACTGGAAGGGGATCAGCGACTCGGCGCGTAATGACCTGGCTAACATCGTGTCTGATTCGATTGGCAGGGGTATCAACCCGCGCGAGACGATGACGGTCATTAGCAAGCGCCTCGATGTAAGCATGGCGAAAGCCAAGACGATTGCTCAGACTGAGCAGGTCGGCGCGCTGAGAAAGGCGCAGCGGCTTGAAACCGACTGGGCGAAAGACCGGCTAGGCCTAAATACTGCGATGCTCTGGCTATCGGCG